TCAAATAGGTTTACACCATTAAAAGCGTCTTTTCCAATTGAATCTAAAAGTTTTCTTTTTCTTTCTTTTGCTTCTTGCAATTTTTTCTCTTGTCTCGCAAAGTCTTGCTTGGGTTGTTGTGTTCTTGTCTCAACAATTTGTTGGGAACCGGAGGTTCCCTTCATAACTTCACTAATGATAGTAGAAAGAGCGCCCTCTTCAAAGATAACTTCTTTGATGCACTCTTTAATTAGCGGCTTTAAAATTTTCTTTAATTCGTTTTTTTTCATTTAATCCTCAAGTATTTTCTTAAATAAATCATCAACAATGTTTTGCTTGGCTTCGTTGATTTTGTTTTCGTACATTTTACTTTGTTCTTTTGGATATACAAATGCATTAGGCGTCGAAGGCTCAGAAACCATGTCAAAACAAATAAGTTCAAAATCTTCTTGAACTACCGTACTACCCATAGATTCTTTTACTGAACCAAGTCCACGAGAAGAAATCCCAAGCTTGATACCGGCATTGATCAAATCTTTAAGAATACGACCAGATGGAGTGTCAAGAATTTTAATCTTACCCATAACATCTTTTCCTTCCCACCATACATCTGTGACGACGTGAGAAACATTTTTCAAATTAATAACAGAGTCATCTGGGTGGTCTAGTTCACCGCATGCACGATTATCTTGTACTAATTTTTTATAGTTATCCATTTCTCGTTTCAATACCTTATAGGGATAGGATCTTCCATTTCCGTTCTTTTTATCAGCAGTTTGCAAACGACCAGACAAATAAACCACGCCATTTTCCATCTCCCTTTTCTCTCGTTCAGAAAGGAGATCTCGACAAATCCCATCTTTACAGAGAGCATTGAATTCTGTTAGTAACATCTTTTTCATTTAAATCTCCAAATTATGCGGTCTCTCTCCGCTCGCGTCAGGAACCTGAACAGCAACGACGAACAGGTTGTAGCATCCATTTCTTAGTCATTTTTATCTCCAGTTCTAAATCCAAAATCATCAACAATCATTGATAGAATGTAACTTGTACCCGCTGAGATACAACCGCAAACAAATGCGTTGATAAATGAATATTCAAATGTAAATAGTTCCGTAAAACCATTTATCGCCCACATAAATACACCAACCCAAAAGCCCATACATAACGGACAGTGAAATAGTGTGTTCCACTTTTTTGTGTAATCTTTCTCTGGTCTCAAATCCTCAAAGATTTTTCCGTATACAAGAATAAAGGTCATCCCGTAACATGCAAGAATAAAATAAATTAATTGCACTAAGCCCCCATAACTGATTTAGAATAAATTTTACCAAATCTTTTTATAGCGGTATCTAGAAGTCTATACTCAACATCTTCTTTACTTAGAAAGTCATTCTGTTGGTGTTGATCGGACATCATTGTCATGAGCTGTTTTCCTTCTGAATTGTTTTTCTTTTGTATTGAGTGATCTGTAGCATTGTCGTCACCCAAATCCATGTCGGCACGACAATCATCCATTTTATCTTCTGGTGTTTTTTCGCCGTCATAATCAAATTCGTTATTACCTTTTGGAGTTTGTCTAAGTTCATAGTCACCACTTTTTTCCACTTTCTTCCATAGACCGGCCGCTTCAGGTTGAGTACCAGAGTACTTATCAGATGTTAAACCCGCACCGTTTGGAATTACAGCAAAAGCTAATGAATAAAGCAAACCGCCGTATCCTTTACCTCGAAGTTCTTTTTCAACATAAATAGCTGATACTTGATAGGTTTCGGGGATACAACTAAATCTTTCGTCTCCATCATCCGACAACAGATCAATAGAGGCGTACCCGACAATATAAAAACCATCAACGTATTTTTCTTTACGGTATAAAACTAATTGGTATGTTTCATCATCCGCAGAAATAAATAGAGACAAATTTGGCTCTAAATTCTCATCGGAAAACTGCATTGAAGGAGCAGTTTCTTTAAGTAAAAACTTTCTCCACTCATTTAGAATTGTTTTCATTGGTACATGTACCTTCCATAAAGGTAAGGAGCAAACATGCTGTTATTAACGATGGATCCTTTTTCTGCTGCTTGTGGTACTTCACCCAACTCTGTTGAGTGTTCGTTATCTGGGTGTATTAATGCGTCGTCCATTAGTTCGTCATAAGCTTCCATACTCTTCATCATGGGGGTTTCTTCTTTAAACCACTCTGCTATGTTGACAAGAGCACTTTTCATAGAATTAAACTTCTTAGAATCCAAAACCCTTGCTTCCATAGATCCATAAATGTTTCCACCTTGAATTGAATCATAAGCAACAATTCCTTTTTTTCTCAAAAACTCAAACATTCTAGATTCTGCCCCGTACACATTGTCAGTCAACATATGCTTAGCGAAGGCAACAATTTTTTTCTCTTCTTGCATCAATACAATGTCAATCTCGGTATGATCAAAGATCATGATGTTTCCATCTAGTGATTCTCTCGCATTCAGTTCGAAAACATAAGGAGCAACGTTTGTTTTAACTATCTTTACGGAAACTGTTGGTTTTACATCAATAGAAACATTACCATCAATTTGGTCACTTGTTCCATCAGTTTTAGCAATGTTAACTCGTACCATTTAGATTTCCTCCACTAGATCTTGAATGTAAAATAATTTTTTGACCATTTTCTCATTTAAGGCATGTTTCTTATAATCATCTAAAACATCAGAGACTTGTAAAAGTTTGTTACGTTTTTCTTCACTCATTGCACCCTCAGATAGTTTCTCGGTTAGCTTTGCTTTTAGAGATTGAAGTTCTTCGTTTATGAAAACCTTAAGACCGAGGCCATTGTCTGAAAAAGACGTAATGTAATTCACTAAAAGTGATTTTTGATTTTCTTTTAAGGAATTTTTGTATGTCTTGTTAAACTTATCGACAAATGTTTTATAAGTCAGATTGTCAATGTGTCTCATTTCTGGTTTATTATCCTCTGAGGGAGTGAGAAGGGATTTAACTTTGGTCTCAACAATAAGACGATTTTTTGCACTTGATTTATTATCTTGAAACCAAGATCCAACTGTTGCGATGTCTTTGTAATTTGGAACAAAATTATTGAAAACAGATGGTCCGAGTTGTTGATTTATTTGAGAAATCAATTTTGTTTGAGCATTAAAGACACTTTTTCTATTTATAGAATTGTAATCTTTTTTAGTCTCAAACAAAAAACGATCTGTAAAGTCTTTTGTCATTTTATCTTTATTTTCCAAGATCGATCTATACAACCGCAAATCTTGATCCAATGGAGATCCTTTGTAAAAACTCTCTTTAATAATCTTTATAATTTTTTGTTTTCTATCACTAGAATGTCTAACAATAGACCTTGTTAGCTCCTTTACTAAAGATTCGTAAAGAAAAGCGGTGTTTCTTTTCTTATTGTGTTTCATCTTCTTTTACCTTTTTTAATAAACTTTCAATTAAAGTATCAACTTGTTTTGATGTAGTAAATAGTTTCTCTTCTTCGTTATCGTTGATGCTTTCTGTAATGCCGCGAGCTAAACTGTCTAGGCCACCGAATCCGGATTTGCCATGAAATGTTGTGCGGTATGTGTTGCCATATTCACCAGTGGCTTGGTTTTTCATGTTCTTTTTTCTACCGCCTTTGGAGTAAGAGGTTTGATGGTTTTTATATTTACCTCTCTTATAAGATGGTTCATCATCGCGTTTAGCAGGGGGCTCAGCCAGGAGAACATCGTCATTTTGATCACCCCCTTCGGCACCAGGGCTCGTGTCCCCAGCAGCCTCGCCTCCGGCATCACCACCCAAATCTAAATCACCACCGGTGTCACCACCGGCATCACCACCGAGATCTCCAAGATCTCCGAGGCCTCCACCACCAGCATCTCCACCACCAGCATCAGCAGGTGCTTGACCGGCGGCTTCGAGACTAGCAGCAAACTTTTTGTCATAAAACATTTCTCTTTGCATGCGTATAAACTCTTCTTCCGATAATCCAAAGAGATGTTCAGCAACCCAACGTTTCGAGAAGTATCCTTCAGTTGCATTTCCAGCAACTGAGAATTTCTTATCCCAGTGTTCAAGTTCTTGTAATTCTGCAATTTTTGATGGATTATTCAATCCTAATTTAAACGAAAGAAGATCTTCGTTTCTAAAGCCCATTGTAAACAAATGAACAATTCCAATCTTTTCAAGTTCAGCTATAACAACACGCTGTAGTCTTTGAATTGTTCTTGCAAAGCGAATGTCTTTTTGTGCCAATGTTGTCTTGTCTTCTTGAGCACCGTCGCCCATCGTAAGATAGGATTGTGGAATTTTAAGCGCTGAAAATAGTTTATCTCGTAAATACTTAACGTCTTCAATAGTGGCCGTCATTGCCCCACCCGGAAGGTTTTGTATGTCTGTGTTTGATGTCCCACGGATAGGAATGTAATAGTCTTCTTCAATTGACAGAGGGTTGTAGCGAAGGTCAAGTCGACCTGTCTTAGGATCGGTTACTTGGTGACGCTTCATCTGTGTCATAACTTTTTGCATGTATTGTTCTACATCTTGTGGTGGAATGTTTCCAACATCAATTTTAAAAACTCTTCTCTCCGGAGCACGAACAATACGATAGGCCATCATAGCGTCTTCTAGGAGCGTAAGTTGTCTCCAGATTCTACGGGCAGGCTCTAAAACAGATGTTCCATAAGGAGCATGTTTATCGTTACCAAGAATGCGAAAATGAGCCATTTGCCAGTTTTCTAAAGTCATACCAGCAGAATTCCACTGATACTGAACATAATTTGGATTAGAGTCATCTTCTCCCTCTAAGCGCTCAATTTCTTGAGGCGGAAGGCCGATACATGCACGTATACCTGTGGCTTCTTCAATATCTAAATAAAGAAATAAATCTCCGTATTTACACATAGTTCTACACCATCCAAATAGATTATGGTCAATGTTAAGCACATTGTGATACAAATCATTTAAGATGGTTTTAATTTCATCGTTAGGGCATTTAATTCTAAGCATTGGCTGAAGTGTAGAATGAGTTGTCATCTCGTCTGCATAGATATCCAGCGAAGATGCGCATTCGGGTGTATACTCCATTTGATCAAAATCTACGTAACGCTCAGCACGATTTCTATTCGAAATCATGTTAACCGCCATGATGTTCATGGGGTTGTATTCTTGCTTCTTAAATTGTTTTCCACTAGCTGATGTGAATCTAGAAGCGTACATGTCCAAGTGACGCCTTCTTAGTTGGCGACCTTGTTGTGTTCTTCTCTGTGTCAGTGGGCCAGAAAATAACTTCGTCAATGAACG